ATGAGATATAACCAAACTTGTGATTTTGCAGATTCACATATCGAGAAGCACCATCACCTGTAACACGGATCTTCCCCGTTTCAGCCCCACGATTTTCACATTTCAAACATTCCCAATGGCTAGTTGGAAAAGGATTGCTCTTTTTTTCTTTCATTTCTTTTTTGCTTTTGGTGCAGGCTTTTTAGCCTGTGCCTTTTTAGGTGAACCCGCACGTACGGGAGTTTTCTTCTTGTTCATCTCATTAATTTCTTTAACGTACTGTTGTAATTCTCGTCGCTCGTCGTGGCATCTTTCAACTTCTTTTTCCAAAGCAGTAATTCTGGCTTCCAACTCTTTACGATCTGCCTGATATTCCTGCTCCCGACGATCCATCTCGGTGCGCAACTCGTCACGCAATCGTTGACCAATTTGAAAGTCGGACTGATACCGCTCTGTTTTATGTTTGCGACGCATGTTACGTTCCCTAAATATTGCAGCGACCGCGACTAGAATAGCCCCAACCGCTCCGCTTGCGAAAATGGATTCCATAAGAGACCTCCGTATGGACAGACAATTCAATAGTAGCAAAGAGAACAAATACGAAAAGAGCAAACAATAAATAAAACAAAGAAGGAATACAATGACTATAAACCTAGATAATTTCAAAGGTTTCTATAATGCTAACTTAATTCAAGAGTGGGATGACTTAACTCAGATACCTTGGTTGGACAACGAAGCAAACAAACCAGAAACAGAAATACAAACCCAATGGCAAAATGATGGTCTTGTTATCCTTCCAGAATTCATGCCAGAAGAACTTATAGAAGATTACAAAAAAGCATGGATACATGAAAATCGCACCAGAGTAAACCGACCTATGGGTTGGCCTTTCGACGTTCCTTATATGTATGTCCCTTCATTAGGAGACATGCTTTCCTACGCTCCACTCAATGAAATAATGACTGACCTTATTGGTGAACCGCTAGGAGTTCATCTCAACTTGACAGGATGGAATTCAACTCAACGCAACTGGCACCAAGACGGCTATCTAAATCCAGACACAAATCGTGATTTCTATATGGCTATTTGGATAGCCCTAGATGACATTCATCCTGATTCAGGTCCATTTCAATTCATTCGTGGGTCACATAAATTTCCAGTAATAACACATGAAAAAATGCTCGCCGCTTTAGGACCAAACGCCGCAGAAGATCCTAACTGGCCAAAACATTCAGAAGAAATACTCACTCCACTTTTTGAACAACTAATTACCGATTCAGAATTAGAAGTAGAAGATTTCATTGCGAAAAAAGGTGATGTTCTTTTATGGCATGGTCGCCTCATGCATCGTGGTAGTACCCCTAAAAATCCTGACTTAGACCGCCGTTCATGCATCGCACACTTTTCAGGCATCAACCACCGACCTGATATGCCTGCTCCTCTTTCCCGTTTAGGATGGAAACACCACTATGAATTAAACGGTTACTATTTTCCAATCAACCAAATGTATGTCTAAGTGCTTACCGTAGTAGTTGCTTCCTATCACTATGGTCATCTAGCGGCACACTGCATAGAGAGCCTGCTCTCTCAAACACGCCCTCCTGATCAGATTCTTTTTGTAGATGACGGCATCGGAGATTGTAAGCATCTGCCTGAGATTTATCCAGAAGTTACCTACATTTTCCGTGAGGGTAACTTGGGTACTGTAGATAATTTTCAAGACATGCTCATGCGAGTGACAACTGAATACACAATGTTTTTAGGTGCAGACAATTGGTTGCGATCTGATGCTATTGAAACAGTAATGAACGAAACACCTGAGGCTGACATTGTTACCTATGAAGTCATGGTCACAGGGGAATTCAAAATGAATCATCGCGACGCTCAACTTCCAGATGTAATGAGAAACGGTGATGTCTATTGGCGTTGGAATGGACATCACGGATCAATGCTGTATCGCACTTCTTATGGGCAATCGGCTGGATACGCCAAACGAGATGGTGGAGTAAACACAGAAGAAGATCATGTGCTTTGGGATCGAATGTTAGAACTAGGAGCAAAACGTGTTCATCTAGAAGAACCTCTCCTTTTCTACAGAAGGCACAGGGAAAACTTCATCAACTGCACATAGAGGGTGCGCGTAACAGACTTGCCCTTGTGACAGAATATGGCATGTGGTTGCACAACTAATTACTCAAGAGCATTTGTCATTCAACGATGTTCTTATTCGCCCACAATATTCCGAAATTCGTAGCAGGGATGATGTCAGTCTGGTTACAAGGCTTTCAAATAATTTAGAGTTAGACATCCCTATTCTCGCCGCCAACATGGACACAGTGTGTGGTGGTAAAATGGCCAACGTCATGGCTGATCTCGGAGGCATGGGAGTGCTTCATCGTGCCTTAACTCCCGGTCAACGATTAAAAGAAATCCGTCTTCTGGGCAGAAAGGGTAAACAAGTTGCTGTCGCTGTTGGTATCCATTGTCTTGCAGATGAGATACAGGCTTACGCCGATAATGGAGTCGATGCAATTGTTTTAGATATAGCACATGGCGATTCAACTCACGCTTTAGATAAAATCCATACGATTCGTTCTATGGTTGAAAAATCTAACTCATCCGTATGTGTGGTAGGTGGAAACGTCGCTACAGCAGGGGCAGTAGAAAGAATGTGGAATGCAGGTGCGCACTCAGTAAAAATTGGCATAGGTCCGGGTTCGGCATGTACGACACGAATCAAAACTGGTGTCGGCGTTCCTCAAGTAAACGCTATTACAGAATGTGCAGAAGCGGCAGACAAATATGGCATGAGTGCCATTGCAGATGGAGGAATGAAAACAGCAGGAGACATTGCTAAGGCTCTTGCTTTGGGAGCCGATGCCGTAATGGTGGGTGGAATGCTGGCAGGAACAGATGAGGCTCCCGGCGATGTCGTACTAGAAAAAGGGAAAGCCTATAAAGAGTTCAGAGGAATGGCATCTAAAAAAGCAGGATCTCACTATGAAGAAGGTGCATCAGGCATGGTTGAATGCAAAGGTCCTACGGAACCTATTATCCTTGACATTTGCAAAGGACTGCGAAGTGCGTTCTCCTATTCAGGAGCAGAAAACATTGAACAGTTTCATCTAAAAGCAGAACTGATCAAAATTTCTCCCCTTTCCATGTCCATGAACGGAGCGCATGGGTTCAAGGGATAAGACTTGGATCAATATTCTTTACAATATTTCCATTTAATAAATAATCTGGATAACTGCTTACAGATTTAGTCCGACAAAATCCATTCATATATGTCATTCGAGGATCTCCCGAAGTGTTGGCTTCGCTTCCGTGAACAATTTTCACAGACCAAATCATCATGTCACCTTTTTTTGCTGTGTATTTTGTCCCTTGATAAATGCCCCTTTCAAATATTCGGAGATTTCTTGGATTGGTGAATGAATCCCAAAAATGTGATCCTGTAATGAATTCAACTGCACCGTTATCTTCTGTAATGTCATCTACAGCAATGATGGTTTGCAAATAATCAGTTTCAACGCCCGAAGAAAAGAGATGACTTTCTCTAAAAATCGTATCCCTGTGCCATGCGAAAGTGTCCAGATCACCTGACTCTCTAAAATAGATTTGATTATTGATCTGTCTAACATTATTGCCAAGAAGATTACGCACAATGTCTTGCATTCGTTCATCTATTCTGATCGAATTCAAATATTCATTGGCTAATGCTGGAAAAAATATTAATGACTTCTTGTTGTATGCTTGCTCGCTGGGAACATGCTTGTATCCAGTTTCTTTTATTTGTTCATCTGTGACGCGATAAGCCTCTTCTTTTATGCGATCACATTCTTCTTCAGAAAAAACTGAAGGTATGACAACAACACCGTCATCTTCATACGCTCGTTTAAGACCAATCAACATAATTACTTAAAAGTCTATATCGGTCATCCACCACGCCTTGTGTAACAGCGAAAGCCTTTTCATACCCTGCACTCTTAACACAATTTACAACTTTGTCGCAATACTCTCCATGCGGGTACCGTAGGTATCTCGTTTCAAACGGCGCAGTTATTTCTTGTATGATTTCTTTTTCTGACAACTCGCACAGGTTTCTATGTGACCAAGTGTGCCATCCAATTTCAAAGTCATACCTATTACACAATTCTTTAACTTCTGCAAGGGTGCAGAACTTTTCTAATTTGGGCACGTTTTCTAAATCAAAACTATTATCACCGCCCAAATAGTTTCCTGTAACAAACATGATTCCAGACTTTTTACGCAAAACATCTTGATTCTTATACACATTGTAATAAACACCATCAAAACCTATGGGTTCATCACAGGCAAGGATTTGTTCACGGGTGTGGTAATTGGAATGCAGTTCATCTCCAATATTATGAGCAAGCCTCATAATGGCCATGACACCGACTGGTCATATTCGTAGACGTTGAATACAGAAATATATTCTCTGTAAGGAAATTTAAAGGTAGCAACCATTCGACCAAAAGAATAAGGCAATAGCCAATCTTCAATTCCTCCAATACATACATGCTTTTGAGCGGCAGACAATGCCATCTGTGCTATCCCTGCGTGATCATATTGCTTATAGAGAAGACCAGTTACTAAAACCAAATCATATGTCCCCATAGGGGTAGACATTCTTTTAACATTGTCTGGAAATCTACTTGCGGCGGTGTCACTCATTTCTATTGCATGGATTTCATCAGCAGGAAGATCCTTAGTTATAAATCCTTCCCCTGCTCCTATATCAAGTGCCCTACTGTAATTTCCACCCAAGTCTTCTAAGACAGTTAAATAAAAGTTTTTGCGATAGATGTCATCATGGGTAATGGTGTAATCCCATGGATCTTCTTTCTCATACCAGTCTTCCAACTCTTGCTTGCTCTGCATACAAGAAAATATTACTAGAACTTAGCGAACCTATTGGTTTTCATTAAAGACTCCCAACATTCTGTAACGTAAGGATCAGCGGCGGCATCTTTTGTATCCTGATCCCACGCCATGTATGTGCTTTGATCCCAATGTTTCATAAGTCCGTCTAATGAACAACGGCAAAGATCTCTTGACCCTACGCCACTCATTGTCGCCCATTCATGCAAAAAGAACTGACAAGTTGGCATCCACTCGTCTTGATACTCGGAAGACCACTGTTCATCTTCTGGAATACCGCATCCAACCACACCTAGAAGAATGGTAAAGATTAAAAATATTTTACCCACAATGCCTCTACCTGCTAACGTCGTTTCGTACGCGGTCTACGTTCTGGTCGCCGAGCACGTTGCTTTTTAGGCAAACGCTTGGCGTTACCACTCCTCTTCCCTCCGTAATAACCCATTCTTAAAGTGCCTCTATTTTGTCCGCTAACTCTCTAAGTTGTGTAGCCAAAACACTAGCCTGAGATTCTGTTGCAGGAGTTGTGCTTTTGTTGGGGAATGGAGGAGGGGCAAGTTCTTCTGACTCAGCAGTTTCTTTTGCGGCTTCCTCTTTAGCGGCAACCATTCGAGCAATGGCATCCCAATCAATCTCAGGTGCGGTGATGTCTGGACCAAGATTCTCTAACTTGTAATCAGAAATATCCCATGCCATATCTTTCGGAGACACAGCAGGACCACCATAATAGGCATCTAGCCACGCCCACGTAACAGCAGTTTTGTCAGTAACGACAATGTTATGACGAACCCAATCACCACCATCAATACGAGCACGAATGAAACCTTCGTCAAAATCGGCTTCACATTCAAAGGATACAGCAGGACCACCTATCTTTATCTGTCCCACTTTGATCGAATCGCCCCATCTTGGAACCTGTCCTAGATGGTAAACGTACATACCAATAGGCAGGTATCCATCTTTGCTTTTGCCAAACCATGTTCTAAAAGAGAATCCATCAGGGGCAGGTTGTCTATTCCCATGCCCGTAAGACTGTCCTTTTTCGTTTTTGTAGCGTAAATCACAAAACCCAAGTGTTTTACCTGTGCTGTGTGAATCCCAATCTCCCAATGCTCTGACCATGTAAGAACATTTCACATGACGCGATGGGGTTACTTCTTTATGTAATGCACAACCATAATGGTCGCCCTGACGAAACATCAGTCGTAAGGCATCTCCGCTGACATATGCGTTATGAGACTTTCCGCTCCATGCATCTTGCCATCCATCTTCAAAAGTTTCATGTACCAATATGGACATGACTCAACTCCTAACTTGTTATTACCGTTTACCTCCGTGGTACTCGGTTGCATGACCTTCTTGGATCAGCACATCATTCAAACAAACACCCTCATCATTTACAATCCGCCCAAGAACTCGACCAAACTTTCCCTTCGCGTCCAAACTGGTTTCAATTATTGGATGCATGCCTGCCTCTTCTACGAGCCAACGACCCACAAAATCTTTCGCCGCAAGACCTAAAGCCTTTTCCTCTAAGTCTCTTGTACGAGATTCTGGTGTGTTAATCCCTACAAAACGAACACGCGCCTTATAAGTAATGTCAAAACCTAAATCCAACTCCACATCAATAGTGTCACCATCTACTACTTTTGTAACTTTGGCGCGATACTGATACAGACTCATTCAAGCATCCTAGTTCACTAATCCATTACCTCGATGAAGATACATTCCCCCGGACATTCTTCTGCCGCTTCAATTGCCGCTTGGACGTCTTCTCCGGGAACCGTTGCCAGTCCGTCTGCCATCTTATAAACGGGTTCATCCCCAGAAGAGCCAGTTGGCCCATTGATAGTTTTCCATTCCGCTTCTTTGACATATGCCAACCCATCATTAGGATTCATTCCAAAAACCGATGGGCAAATTTCTTCGCATAAGCCATCACCTGTACATAAATCTTGATCAATCCAAACTTTTATTTTTACATCTTTATGTTGCATGTTTCTCCAACTGTTACGGGTAAGTCACATCCGCATCACGAATAGTTAGTCGATACCATCCGCTATTAGCGTTGTTGTAAACCGAACCCCTTACTACATAGTCTCCCGCAGATAGTTCTCTCTCAATGCGAGAATCCCACATATCCGAAACATTTTCTATAACAGGATCACCATTGGCAAGCGTTACGTTCGGTGTCTCGTCAGGATCAGTTGCGGTGCTAGGCGGATTAGTGCAAGTGTTACCACAATCTCTACCACCATCATCGTTTGCTAGAATCTGATTGCCAACTGTTATTTCTGATGTATCTCCTGAGTGGTCACCATCATCTGAGTCTGTGTCGTGGTTCAGGTAGATGTAAGGGTCAGCGTGTTCGTTATTAGAGCCGAACTGCGCTCTGGTTAAGTTGCTTTCAGCGTCTATACGAATGTCCATAAGCCCATCGCCATCTGTGCAATCGCAGGCTTCGTTTTCTTCAGCGGCAGTAGGAACCGAGAAAGCAACATAGTCGTAATCGTTTCGACTACTCGAATCAACTATGCACCAGTCTCCTAAGCCAGTCCAACCACCTTGCGAACAAGAAGCAGGTACAACTTCTGTGGCAGTTGTTACCGCTACAGACTGTGAACTTGTTTCATCATCCCATGTAGTGCCTGATATGGCGCAAGCATTATCTACGCAACCATATTGTTCTGTTCCGTTCGTAGTGTAAGTCGTGGTAGTGACAGTCGTTTCAGTCGTGTGCGTTTCATACCAATGTCCATCTGTACCTCTAGCCAACACTGTCGTGACAGTCGCTTCACTGGCGGTATTAATCCTGCTAGTAACTAAATCATTAGAATAAGCCCAATAGACAGGAACATAAACTGGTGGCGGTGGTGGAGGCGGCACATAATCAGGATCACCAACTTCAGGGGCTACATAATTAGGGTTATTAGCAGATTCCCATTGCGCCCAAGTATCAAAACCTCCCGGTGCGTTTTCGCAAGCGGCTGTGCCTATGCAATCTTCATAGGGGTTCTCCCACTCTTCTTCAGGATACTCCTCCCATTCTTCTTCCTCATACCCCATCTCATCTTCATAAGCCAACCAATCTTCCTCAACCCAATCCCATGATTCAGTTGGGCTTGGACCCCAATCCTCTGGCCACTCCTCCAACCCCTCTTGTTCTAAAACCCACGCCTCTTCATCTTCTCCTGTCCAATCATCCCAATCATCTTCTGTCCAACCTTCAAACTGGTCATCTTCTTCCCACTCTTCCCATTCTTCGGGGTACCCCATCTCATCCTCATAAGCAAGCCAGTCTTCCTCTGTCCAATCGATTGTCGTAGTGGGATGCGGACCCCATTCATCTTCCCAATCCTCTTCATCTATTTCAAAAATCCAGTCGAGGTCTGTTTCTTCTTCCCATAGTGCTTCTTGTTCCTCGTCGTAAGCCACCCAATCTTCTTCTGTCCAGTCCCAACTTTCAGTGGGTGATGGACCCCAATCTTCCGGCCATTCCTCAAGACCGAGTTCTTCTAGAACTAGGGCTTCTTCATCCTCAGCCGTCCATTCTTCCCATTCTTCTTCAGGAAACTCTTCTTCAACTCCCATGAAGTTGTCCCAGTTTTCCCAATCTTCTTCTGTCCAACTTTCAGTTTCTTCTATCCAATCAAGTTCTTCTTCAGAAAGATTTTCTTCTTCCCATTCTTCCTCTTCCCACTCTTCTTCAAAAAATTCTTCTTCTTCCCACTCTTCTTCCCACTCTTCTTCTTCCCACTCTTCTTCAAATTCTTCTTCCTCCCAAAGAGCATGCTGTTCTTCGTCATAGGCTTGCCAGTCACTTTCATCCCACAAGGCAGTTTCACTGGGCGAAGGACCCCAGTCTTCTGGCCATTCATCGAAACCTTCTTCTTCGAGAATGCGAGCCTCTTCATCGACTGCCCACTGGCGATCATATTCATCCCAATCATCCTCTGTCCATTCAGCCGACTCTGTGGGCGATGGACCCCAGTCTGGATTCCATTCTTCAACTCCAAATTCTTCTAGTAATTCTTCTTCCCATGTTTCTGGATCTTCCATTTGCTCTTCCCAAATGGCATCCATTTCTTCGTCATAGGCTTCCCAATCTTCACCAGTCCAATCAGCAGTTTCAGTAGGTGATGGTCCTAAAAGATCTTCATTCCATTCTTCAAGACCAAATTCTTCAAGAATATGTTGTTCTTCTAGTTCAGGGTCATACTCTTGGAAAGCAAAATCATCTTCATAAAATTCTTCCTCATATTCCTCCCAAAAATAATCCTCTTCAAATTCTTCATGTTCAGCAAAGAATAAAGTTCGCTCTTCTTCAACTTCATCTACGAACTCTTCAACTTCTTCAAAGAGTTCCTCTACATTAATTTCCTCTCCGAAGAGTTCATCCATTAACTCTCGTTCTTCTTCAAACCATTCATCGTCATAATCAATTTCTTCCCACTGTTCATCTTCCCAGTAGTCCTCATCAACAGTTAAAAGAATTTCTGTGAAATCAATTTCATCTTCTTCAAATACTTCTAATGTTTCCCACTCTTCTTCTATTTCTAAAATCTCTTCAACATATGACTCACCAAGAACTTCTTCTAAGCGATCCTCAGCAACGGCTTGAAAATATTCAGCATCAGAAGCAACCCACGCTTCTATTTCTGCCTCTTCTTGAATAATCTCCCCAACTTCTTCATCGTAGGAAATCTCGATACTCAGCGGCGCTACTGGAACTTCCTCTACCACCTCTTCCGGTTGACCCGGATTAGGTGTCACAGGAGGAGCACGTTCTTCAACTTCTTCAACTCTGTAATCAGCAAGATCAACTTCAACTTCTGCTAATACTTCACCAGTTTCATCTTCAATAGCAATGTTCAAGAAATCTTGAACGGGAACTACAGGCACATCTGGTTGACCGGGTTGCTGTTGTGTAGGCTCCCCTATCGGTGGCTCTGGCGCAAAGGCAACTTCAATTTGTTGACCTGAAGTAAGTTCAACTTCAACTTCCAATGCGTCCACGGCAATTGCAACAGTTGCTTCCTCAATTTCGGCGATCTCGATTGCCTCTTCAGAGAAAGCCAGCAATGATTGAACTTCTTCAACTTCTTCAACTTCTTCAACTTCTTGTTCCCACCGTTCAACTTTTTCCTCTTCAACTATTACTGCTTCAATTTGAATTGATTTTTCCTCATTAAGAACAAGTAGCGAAAACTTTTGTTGAGTTTCCTCCTCTACCTTCTCTTCGACAAGTTCTTGTATCCGATCCTTTGAAGATTTTGCTTCTTCTTTCTTTTGCGGAACTTCTATTTCTTCAACGTCTGCGCTGAACTCTTCAACTCCGGGTGGAAGAAAAACTAATACAGGATCAGCAGTGCTTGGTCCTGAAATCAAATAACGATATGTTGCGCCTTCTATTTCATTAACGAACTTGCCATCGTAATAACCAAGACGCTCACCAGATTCTGTTTCAATTTTCAACGACATCTGCTTACTGCCAGAAGCGGCAACAGTCAACATCGTTCCTGATTCTTCACCTTCTTCCTGAGGACAGAAACTACAAGTGAACGGACCAGAACGGGCACGCATGGGTGTAAGTTCCATGGTTCCAGTTCCACCAGACCATGCTTCAGATTGTTCTGTCGGATTGGTAGCGGCAAGGGCATACATCCATGCTCCCTCTTTGGAAACATCAATCCAACGCTCTTCACCCGGCCAATTAGAGTCATAAATATAAATGCGATAACCACTAGGCATCTCTTCAACTCTGTAAGGAGTTACAGCGTGACCGCCTTGCTCAGAGTAAATACCAATAGTGAAGCCGGTGTGAGGATTACCTTTCTCTGCTTCTGCAAAGTCGTACATCAACACCTGTGCTAATTCCGCAGGCGATTTTTCTAAAAAGGCAGAGGCTGTTTCCTGAACCTCCGCGGCGAATTGTGTTACATACCAATAAGCAATTTCCGAAAGAAGTGCTGGATCTTCTTTAACCAAATCAAATACCGTGTTGGTGTTTTGATATGTCATCAGAGTTTCGACATCACCTGCAAGTCTCAAACTTAAAACTGCTAGACCCTCACACAAGCCCCCACGCATCGACTTGTTCGCTTGTGACATCAATTGAAGAATCACAGGATAAGGCGTACATTTCCCATCTGACACATCTGAACAAACTTGAGAATCCCCATACAGACGACGAGCCATGTTGACTGTCAAGTCTGCGGGCGCCTCACCACCACCAAAGTTTGCAAAAGAAAACGTATCGTCTGATGCCACATATTCAGGGATGGCGTGATCCGCTAAAGGAACTTCTTCAAGAACTATTGGAGCGATTGTCGTAGTCGCCGGAACAGTATCTACAGGAGAATCTGAATTACCCGAAGAACAGGAAGAAGAAAATAACGCACCTATAAAAAGTGCAGCGGCAAGTCGTCGCATGACGTTACCGTTTTTTACGTTTACTCTGGTACCAGAACAAAAGTCCGATCACAATTATCAATATGGTAGCGACAATGATTACAGTCACCGATCCACCCGGTGCTCCACTCATATCTAACGAAAAGTTTTTGGTCCCACCACCAAGAAGATCGTTCTCGGATTTCAACTCTGATACTGCCTGCTCTAATTGTTCAACTTTATGATTTAAAGCAGCCTCTTCCCCTGACGATTGCCATAGAAATCCAAAAGCCCCTGATATAGCGGCAGGCAGACCAAGAACGTAGGCAATGTTGTCTTTCAAGCGGTCAAACAGGCTGGAAGCGTGCTTGACGGCCCCTACGACAGAATTACCTACGTCCTCTGTTACGTCTATTTCTGTATCGTCTGTTTCTTCCAGTACTTTGGAAATATTTTCCGAAGCACCTTTCAAATATTGTCGAAACAAGTCATCCATAGCAACCTCTTATAGGACTTAAGTCCCTAGTATCGCTACTATGATACTTGCTTCTACTATACAGAAACAGTTATAATTGTGGTCTTTTCAGTCGTTGTTACGACATCATAGATGGTGAACGGTCTCCGAACTTACTTGCAACCCAGCCCTTGATAACTGCAACTGCTGCGGAAACTCCTGCCGCTACAATCATTTTCCAGTTATCAACGCCTAGATCCATTACGCTGTTGGTACCCATGGCACCAATTGCGGCTTGGATAAAAGTCGCTACTGTACGTTCGGCAAGATCCTTGTATTCGGCCATTGAAAACCTCATCTCTCGCCAATATGAATAGCCCGAAGGCTAAAAAAGAGTTTAGTTCATGTTTACATACTCCAAGATGGACCTTATACTTTTTCAAATCTGTATAATAGGTCATTCGACTTTCTTCAAATCCGTAGTAATATGCCGTGATAGCCTCTATTACCGAGAATAATGAAGGGTCAGCAATGGATTTAGAATACGAAATTCCTAGCGCGACAAAATCTGTCATTCTGGAACGTGTTATTAAAGATTTAGAACAAGAATTTTATGAAGTGTGTACCCGTAGAGGAATTGATATGGCTTCAATTGCCGCAGATTATGCCGCACCAGCAGAGCCTGCCGATTCTCCTGATGGAACAATTTACAATGACGAACGTCGCATAGCAAGTTTAAACACACGAATCATAGATGCTAAAGCGAAGAAAGCAGCACTTTAATCATGGCGCTTACTGATGCACAGGTGGCTGCGGCAAAAGCAGAAGCCAAAGAATATTTAGAGTATTCGACTCAAGTTCTTTGTCTTGCTTTAGGCGTAGACCCCGCTACCGTTACGGCTTCTTACACAAATCCAGAAACAAGCGGCACAGAATTTTATGTTGCACATGAGTGTCTAAGGAAGCAACTAGCCGCACTTGGCGCATTGGCATAAGTTATGGCTGACTCGACGCAGCAAGATGTAGCCACAACTGCTGGTAAGTATCTTTTAGCAAAAAAAGATTTACCCGCTCCCCAAACCGAAGGAGAAAGTCCTCACGGTTTATGGAGAGACAATGAAGAAATCAAATGGAATTCTGAACTCGCTTGTTGGGAATACGCTTCAGATGGCGCTGTTTTTTTCTGTAGCCGATTAGAAACAGATAGTTTAGATCAACATACAGCAAGAAAAGAAACCGAATAAAATGGCTTATTCAGCAGCAGATGACCTTAGTGAAATTGAATCAGAATTAGCAAAAATCCTATTTGTCTTAGGACTTGACTGGGCTAATATCGACACTCTTTCTATCGATAATATTCTTGACAAGATCAAAGACAATTACACATTAACTACCAATACTCTTGCAACACCGAACAAGGGAGTTACAACCCTTGCTCCAGATGCTCATGTTACAACCCAACATCGTCTACTTGCCTTACTCGCACGTCGCTTATGGTATAAACGACACTTAGCAATTGGAGTTTCATAATGGCTCATCCGTGGTTTGAAACAAATATGGTTGTTAAAGAACTAAGCAAAGTTGGCTCATCTTCCAGTTCGCACAACCTCAATTGGAATTCTCATTCTGAAGATTTTACAAATGCTCTTGTTGCCCATCACACAACATTAAATAGTGATCGTCGCGCAGTAGCCATTGGTAACGATATAGAACTTCACTGGTGGACAATGCTTAATAGTAAAGTTGCGGGTTGGGATGCAAACGTATTCGCATCCGAGTTGCGTTTCGTGCTCTTCCAAGAACTTGCTCAAGCAACAAATTATCTACTTGCTTTAGCACAACCTTCAGAATGGTTAATCGAAAAAATGAATGACCGTTCTAAAAATGTGACAGTTGTAAACAATGAGTGGTTATACAACTTTGAACAATTCTTTCTCACTATTCCTGAAATAGCCGCTTATTCTGACACTCAGTATTCAACTGTTACACCTCAAAGTATTCTTGCTGGAACTGGCGCAGGCACTTACGATTTCATACAAATACGAATGAAAGAAATAATTGATCTCAACACAGACAAACTAGATGCCTATTTAGCCATGCTGTCCGTAGGTGGTCTTATGCAGATCGAAGATACTGGATCATACGGACAACTTTACGGCAACCATAGTCAAATGTTCTGGCATCCTTACACGAAGTTCAACCGACACATCGCAGCCCAAAGCAACTTAACGGTTTTCCATCTTGCTACAGATGATGGAACAACATTGATTAGGCGTGATTCTTAGCAGTCTGATAGGCTACGTACATGAGTCTCACAACTCCAGAAGGTTCTAACTGGCCGATACCTTATGTTGCTGAATCAGACTGTGAATACATAGGCAACTTAGATGTAGTTGATTATGGAGCAGGAGTTGTCCTTTTTCGGAATGTACTTGACGTAGACCAAAAATCATTACTTAGTTATGTAGACGAACATGCAGAACACTCAACTCCGGGCATCTTTCTAAAAGAAGAAAACGGAGAACAGTGGTGTGAAGACTGGGCAGGTGAAAAATTCCCAGTAGAACGCTACTATTCCAATCCCTACCGATTGGGTGGTTACGGTGAAAATAAACCCGTGATGGAAAATACACCTCCTGACATTAAAGAGTTCTTTTACGAAAATGAACACCAGATGTATCTCTGTTTAATGAAGTACATAGATATTTATACCCATTTACTAAACTCGTTGTGGTGGCACTTCCGAGGCAATGTCCTTAAATACTTTCCGAACGGTTCACTAGGAATGCATAGTGACAATGACACCAGTTACAAGACTATTGATGGGCAAAGGTATGAGACAGGCAGACCGGAAGCAATATACCAAACCCTGTCCATCCTCGTCTATTACAACGACTCTGTAGATACTGAAGAAGAATTAGACGGAACCAACTTTATGGGTGGAGAAATGTGGTTCCCTTACCTCAACAACCTTACTTACAAACCAAAAACAGGTGACATGTTGTTCTTCCCTGCCAACTACGTAGGCACACACGGAGTAACCGAAGTAACCGCAGGGTACAGATACGTCTATCAGTCATGTTACGGTCAAGGTGTTCACACGGAAACTAAACCCGTGCTGATACCCGGATATGAAACAGAACGACTGCCTTGGGGAATGGCAGGATACTTGCCATGGATTCACCAAGATTGGGAGCGTTTTTCTAAGTCGCCATACTCTAGGTGGATAAATTGGCCAGACCATTCACCTAATGGAGAGATAAACCCACTCAACCGTCCCCCTGAATCAGAACCCGTTGGACCTTTAATGCCATACGCTGAATTAGATGGGCAAACTATCTGAGTTAGAAACCCACTGTCGATTATTAGCCGGACCCTCTAACCATGCATCTACAAATCCTGCATGCTCCTGCGCTGGTGTGCCCTGACAAAAAAACTGTAGATAAGAAACACGCGTGCCAGAAGTAACCATATTTACTCCATGCGTTCCGATATAACTAGAAGGATAAAGAACAACCGATCCCGGTAAAATTTTCTTAGTCAAATTTGCATTTGGGTAAACCAACTCACCACCTTCACATTCATCAATGAGTGTAAGACTGGATGTCACTACCGTATGAACAGGAAATTCTGTAACTGGAGCATCGTGGCGTCCTGCGTGTATGCCCATGTTCCACTCATCGTCACCTCGCTCATATGTCTGGTCAGAATGTGGTCCAAGATCCTGACCCTCTTCATAGAGGCAACAATGACTTGGTGTTCTCCACCAAATAGATGGTCTAACTTGAGGATAAATTCTCATATACACGCGTAAGCACTCTGCTACTACAGCATCCATTCTGTTTATAAATTCAAGATCTTCTGCATTTGCCGCATGTTTCAATCCCACCAACCGTCCGGGCGCCTGCTTGAACTGTTCAGGAGTAAATTTGTAACCACCACGATTGATATAATTTCCATCTTCATCTATGACATAATCCTGTTGCATGTCTGTTTTTATTCGGCGGTCATACCACGTTCTAGCGCGTTGTTCTTGTCTTCGATGAACCCAACCTTTTACCCAATCTGGATCTAATTCTGGTTGTACTGCATCAGGGAAAACAACTACTCCGCAATCATACTTTTCAGGATCAAGCAAGTGGGGACTAATCGGAGTGCGCATTGGTCCATACCTCATCTGTTCGTGAATATAATTCTGGATTAGGTGGTTCATTTTCTTCAATAAGCCGCCTCTTATAATCCTTAGCATCTTCTGGTGGTATCTCACCCACTAAAGGAAAATCATTAGAATCTAATATGTCTACAATTGTTTGAGCCTTTTCCCCAGATACAAACAAGAAGCGCACATCCTGTGACTTGTTATGCTTTTCACCTTGTGCGGGTGGATAACCATAAATCGCAGCAGAAACATAAGAAGCCCCATTATTGTTAACGTATTCTTCTAGAGCCTTTTCCCAACGACTTTCAACTGGATCATGGATAATGGTGTTGCAATCAAGATAAATACCCTTAAACCCCGCTTCCATTACTTCCCTCGCAACTGGAAATTGAACCTCCTCGTCGGGTCTATCTTTTTGATACACAGCAAAAACACCTCTACCATCACAAATGGACGCGATTACATCAGCCTGTTCAACCATGTTTGCAATAGTTCCAACATCTTTATAGTTTGCCGTTTCAACTCGATCAACTGTTCTTTCAGAGCGCCCTTCCGTGGCGCACAATATCTCACAACCACTAGCATTGAAGGCTTTCGCAATGGTCAACCCCATAGAACCGGGATGCAGTACGCCTACTTTCAAATTATTACTCATAATACGTATTATACCCTTCTGTCATATACACGTTACTTGCTTCTCTAGCCAGTTCTGGTTGAGTCGCAGGGTCTGCAACTGCTTCACGAAACTCTTTATTAGGACTTCCATGACAATACCATCCAATATGAGAGTACCGTGTGCCCTTCTCCACTCTGCTGACTCCATGGGCAGCAATATAGTTAGAAGGAAAAAATATAATATCTCCCTTTCGGGGTCTGTAGTCAATTTCTAAATATCCGAACTGAACCAATCCGCCCACATAATTAGTTCCATCTAATTCTTCCTCTGTAGAAACACTGTCATTGAAAAAAGTTGAATGTGAAACTGTTGTGCGTGTTGCTATTTGATCAGGAGGATGAGGCAAACCATATTTATAATCAACACTTTGATCTGAATGCATGCCCAAATAAGAACCTTCTGGATAAACCAAAATATGACTTTTTATCTTCCACCAAATACATTTACCCGCTAATGGAAATAACTTCAAATAATCTAAAAGACATTCATCAGTTCTTTTTTCTATATTTAAAAGTATCTTTTTAAATTCTGGAGATCCATCTCTTTGAACATATGCACAATGTTGCGGCATCGTATACACAGAATGGGCTGGAAAAAAATAACCATTCCTATTTATAAATCCATCTTCCCCAGTAATAGGATCTTTTCCGGGTTCATACATGACCTCACGTTCTTTTGCCGCGGAGTCCTCTGCAAAACCTGCGAGAGCCTCCCAGTCGGCTTCTATGGCGCTCTCATAAAGAACCACGCCACCGCCTAAATGCTTACCTTCTGCTGGTCGTGGCTTCCAATTAGTTCCTTCCGTCACGCTTTTCTTCTTTCTTTGGAACGAGTCTGAATAATTCTTCCTCATCTTCAAAAGTGTTATATGCAGGAACCAACCAAGCATCCTTGTTGCCTCCATGAAAAGCCGCCCGATCAAATATTCTCTGCCCCCTTTGGAAACCCAAACTGACCGCATGAGCATATCGAACACCACAAAATAAAATAAGATCGCCTTCTAACCACGAATACCACTGTTGATTTTCTTCTGTATACACAAAATCTTGAATCCATTGATTGACATTAGAAACATCTTCTTCAGAAAGAGCAGGACACGTATCAGGATTTATCTGATAAGGAGGCTCTGGAGTAGTGGTATGCCCTTGAGCAAACACCACAATTTTTCCAGAAATAGGATCTTCTTTAAATAATTTGTGAGGATAATGGAAAATTTCTGTTGGAAGATATGAAACTTGTGCTTCTAACATGCACGCATCCTTCAATGCTTCTTTCCAATCGTCAGGCATTGAGTTGTAACATTGATGCATGTCTACAAACCCTGTTTGACCTCCGGGTTGTCGATCTGATTCATGTGGCACTTGAAAAGTATGCATATTCAAAGCAATGATTTGAGGTAAATGCTCCTTGTATGTATCTTCAATATGCCACGCTAAAAATAATCCACCACTTGTGTAACTTGGATTTTGTTCAATGTGATCGAATCTAGTTTTGTGCTCAACATCTTGGGCTATAGGACTATCAACCATCCCCAAAGCACGAGTCACATTCTGAAACTCATCGCGTGTTAACCCTAATTGTCTAAATGCAATAACACCTTTCGCCTTTAAAGCCTCCGTATAAATCGTAGGGTTTTCAAGTATGTCTTCTTTAGTGACATTCTTATACTCAATCATCCCAATACCTTAAATGCTCTTCTCTGTCATACAGCATTTGTACGCTAGTTAATATGCTCGACACCAGTTCTTCCCTGTCATCATCATCTTCCATGTGGTACATAGAAGCATGTATGACATCTAAAACCCCTTGCACTAATACCGATATGGAAGGAGGTTCATCCTCATTGAATTGATCCGCCATATATAGATGTCCCCAATTTAATGGTCTGTTCTCTATGGAAGGGTAATCTCTCCAATCTGGATAATGCCAAGCATTCCCCACATGCCGTAATTCTTTCGGAGTTTTAACAACGCCTACGACCTCTTCTTCTCGGTCCGCCACATTCTCTCCGTTAAAGAACACCCATGTAAGAGTTCCATTCCGGCTAAATATGAAAGCCCTACTATTTGGGTATTGCTTTTTGTAAGGAGCCAACTTACTTCCCATAACTGAAGCATCATCTATTGCAATGGCTTTAAAATCATCTAACGATTTTAATTTCTCACACAGAGCGTTTAAATCTTCAGGCAGCCCTCTTGCAAAACCGTCATTAAAAGCAACTAATAAAACTTTGCCCTTATAAGGCTGAAAAGAAAGATCACCATATATTCCTCTGGTATACGCCCAAGGAATATGATCTCCTTCTTTCATGTGAATCATTCGGGCACATCCAAAATTTCTGAACGCTCTGCCTTTGGACCAATGCGCTCACCTTTTTCATTCAAGCCTGTTCGTATGCTCCCCATCCAAGTCCACGGTTGTTCCTCTAACTGTTTCATCTTGGCGTCACCATACTCTTGACGCTCCTTCATCAACTCAGGCTTATCCCAATAATTCTCTACTTCAAATTCAACTTCTGACAATAATGATTCTTCATAAAACTGAAAAAACATAAATGGCATTCCTTTAGGAAAAGTAATAGGAGTGTTTTCTTTTGTTATTCTCCAATTCATATTCCACTCATCAGGCCACCATGACGTAGGAATGTTCGCAGTCATAGGAACGGCACCATCAACGAAATAGTTAGGTGTACCCGAAACCCATGTGCAAATTCCGGGTGGAGTGTTCATAGACCACGAAGTAGCGAAAGAAATTGTTCCAATAATACTAGAAAACACAATTGGTCTCGAATACTCCTGTCCATCAGTAGTATGAGTCATCATTTCTCCAGTCAAGATGCGTGGAGGCGTATTCCCCCCATCCCACTGAATAACAACATCTTGTTGAAGTTGCATTTCCCAACCATGAATATTTGCCGATGTTACGGGATAGCACTTATAAGCATGTTTTTTGTAAGTTTCATCCATCCAATCGCGTCGTGGACGAGACTGTTTAATTGTTGGTGGGTTCTGATGAGTACGGGTAAGTGTTACCTTCATGTTCCAGCAGTAGTCACCTGTGGGTTTTCATCGTCCACAGAAGACGACTTAACCTCTGCATATGCTCCATGATTTTGATGATTGCGGTCATTGTAATCAAACATAGTTACACCAGAATATTTAATTCCCTCCGTGACAGGAAGTGATTGATGGGCGTATATAAAAGTAGATGGGAAAACAAGAAGGTCTCCCGCTTCAGGCAAAAATCTAATATCTAAATATGGAAATTCTAATTCCCCACCTTCATAAGCATTATTCAAATAGCCCACTGTTGAAACGGTAGCGCTATAAGAAAACCCATGATCCGCATGAACGGAAAAATGTTGACCTTCTGTGTACTTTACAAAATTTGTTGCCTCTTCGTATTCCATTTCGATGTTGTAACGCCTCGTGTAATCTGCCACACAATGACGAACTTCTGTAATGTATTCTGAATAAACTTTGCCTGCATCTTCAAACTCTTCAGGAATGTTTTCTAAATCCGAATCCCGCAATTTAAAATCGTGACAATCTCTATAATCCGGCATTTCCTGCAAATCCCCCACAAGAGCCTTATGCCATGAATAACAAACGTCCTCGCTATCACCAATAGCATTTTCTAATCTTTCGGCAAGATTAGATTCCTCCGGCCATACCTTTTTATATAAACAAATCCCGAATCCGGGATGTCCACATGCTCCTGCAAATTCCATATTATTCTCCAAACGCTGCTAATGAATATTGATTAAATCCAGTAACAGTATAAAAAGATGGTGTCGTCCATCTTATTCCAGACTTTATTTCCTTAACTCCATGCAAATAATTAACATCACCTATATGAGCGACTCCCATACCTGCTTTTATTTCTAATTCTATATCATGCTGAGGATAATATATTTGTCCACCCTCAAAATCGTCATTCCAATAAATAATAGAATTGAGATCGTAGGTAGGGAACGGGTTCGGTGTCCCATCATTAAGTTGCTTGTCGGCATGAGGTAACTGTTCATTTCCGGGCAACCACCTCACAAGAACTGGTGGGCGAGAATATGTGCTCACTCCAAATTTATCTTCTATTGCCACCGCTATTTTTAAAATATATTTATTGACCATTTCAAATATAAATGGATTTATCCGCTGAAGAATGTCTCCGCTACACATACGATCCCACCAATAGGAAGCGTCATAAATACAAACACCTTCATCGTTGTATTCTGTTTCCCTAGGGTTGTCCCATTCTTTTATATGTGGCATAAAAGCAGACATATTCTCTAAATCCACAGGACTTACCAAATCAGGAATAATTATAATATTGTCCGAAGAATCACCAAAATAACCCGGCGGCACCAGTGATTCCTCCATCATTAAAGATTCCTCTTTCATCTAAAAATACTACCAGATATTGTCTAGAGATACTAGGGACTTAAGTCCTATAAGGGGAGGAAAAGGTCTATGTCTTCTTTCAACTTTTGTACAGCATCATCAATATTGGCTTTTTGTGTAGGAGTAGGCCACCCCTCATGCCACTCGTTAAGAGTATCTATATAAGATTCTTTGTAATGTTTCCATTTTTCAGGTGGCATTAATTCAACATCATGCATACCGCGAGGCATGTCATATGGAGAACCATCAGGTTGCATCCTATTGAAAGACACCCCCGCATCTGGATCGAATGTGTCAAATGGAAGACCTTGTTCATCTATTTCACCACTTAAAAACCCATTATGATAACGACGCACTTGGGTGCCCGTTCTATCTACAAGAAATTTTTCCATGTGACCCGGAACTGGTCTCCAACCCGGCTTCGTCACATCGGGAACTTTCAACTTGGGATCGTCCGCCCAATCATTAACTTCCCAATGGTGAGGCATGCCGTTTTCTTCTAACGGAAGTTTGTCTCCTTCTGTTATGAAAAACCAAAACGGATGAGGTTCTTGTTCTTTTACAGATCCTTTAAGTCTCTTTGGATCATACATATTCCAATCTTTGTCATATCGAGCATTGGTCAACTCGGAAAAAGTATAAGTAACACCAAATTCTTCACGACCATACCGTTCAGCAATTTGACCGGGAGTTAGTTCCTCTCCGGTTTCTTCCTTCAAATTGCAAGCATAAGTTTCTAATCCTTCTCCAAACTCTGGAAGATTATGTCTAGGGAAGTCATCTACAACTATTATCACAACATTAAAATCTTCATCTGGATAAGACTCATGCAATTCCTGCAAAGCAACATGTTGCGTTATGTTTCCACAACCAGCGGCACAATTGGCAAACAAAGTAACTTTTCCTTTGAATTGTTGCAAATAACCGTCTGTTCCGTCAGCCGCTTTCATATCAAAATCATAAACTGATCTATCAAGTGTTAATGTTTCTACAGTAGTCATGCTCTAAATAATATCATCGTCGGCTTGTCGCTGATGCTTCCTATATGCACCCTTGCGCCGAAAAGTCTGAAAGCCTCCATGTCCAACACCCCTGTTAGTGGCATGTTTGTGCATGTATTCATCTCCCATAATAACTTTTTTAACTTGATCACTTCTCTTAAAAGGAATCAAATGATAAATAGGTGTGCCAGCAGGAATAATAAATTCTTCATCAGACAACACTCTTAAAGCCACATTTCCTCTATGAAAATAATCACTATTAATCACAGAAGGCAATACCTGATATCTGGAATCAGGTTCATAAAGAACAGGTAAACATAATAACGAATAACCGGGAGCAGTTTTATATAGAAACGGGGATCTCAAATCAGGACATCCAGCATGTTCCACTGGGCGATCCTCCATAAAAGGACACCCTTTAGTCGTTTCTGCATCGAATTGTTCAGCAGAAAAAAAGGAATCCGCCATGGCCACTGCCGTACCGCCACCTTCTGTGGGGTGTATCTTCACATCCCCCCACAACGGCACAGTGATACCAAGAGATAAATAATCCTGAATACCCTTACAACTAGCAACCGCTACATTGTCTTTGCCCGCTTTCTTAAACCAATCAGGCCAACCAGCAGAATTGCGAAAAGGTGGATGTTCCAACAAGCGATTATCTTTTGGCACTACCAATATCTCATTGGGTTTCACTTTAGGCCAGTCAGCATAAGACCGGAGATTACGCAACCTTCTAGAAAGCATCCTCCAAGTTTACACCCTTCTTAGATGAAGTGTGGCGGAAAGTGCGGTGGGAAGTGCGGTGGGAAATGCGGTGGAAAGAATGGTGGGAAATGAGGTGGGAAATGTGGTGGGAAAAATGGTGGGAAGTGCGGTGGGAAATGAGGAGGAAAATGTGGTGGAAAGTGAGGAGGAAAATATGGACTGTAATAAGTGTAGTCAATAGCAAAACCTAACGGATATTCCGTACTAGCCGCTACCACCTGTGACACTACGGTATTTATTGTCTGTGAACCAGTAGCGTTCGTAGTCGATTTACTTCCTACCGTGAATCCAGCCGACGTTATCTGTGAGTCAGCATTGGTCGTAGTTTGACCAACAATATTAGGAACGGTGTCTTTTCTAGGCCCCGTTCTACCCTCTGACTCAGCCATTATGCCTCAAGGTCTCCTACCAGTATCCATTCATCTGTAGCGATCTTAATACAAGTCACAGACGAGTACTGGGCACGCAATTTCAAACCCGGTGTGTATCTCAAAGTCACACCAGAACCAGCCGCCATAGTTACTTCACCAGAACCAAGACCAGCAACCTGAACTTGAGTTCCCACGGCAAACGCAACACTGCTGTTAGGTGGAACTGTAATAGTTTGTGCAGACCCATTGCTAGTTGTAACTAACTTGCCTCGGTCGGCCAACACGAAGGTGTATGTGGTTCCCGTCTGGGCAGACAGTGCAATATTGTCAACAACATTTCCTGTTACATCAACAGTTGAACCATCCATGACAACAAATTCTGAACCCCCGATATCAAATCGGATCTTGTCCTCATCTGAGGCTTCCTCAACTTGAATCTTGGTGTCGTTATCAGCATCTTTGATTGAGTCGCTGCTAAGAGCGCCCAACTCTGTCTGAACATAAGCCGTGGTAGCAATCTGAGTAGTATTCGTATCCGCCGCAGCAGTTGGAGCCGCTGGAGTACCCGTAAGGGTTGGAGAAGCCAAAGTAGCGTAATCACCCAACTCTGTCATCACAAACGCTGTAGTGGCAATCTGTGTCGTATTCGTATCAGCAGAAGCGGTAGGTGCCGCTGGAGTACCTGTCAAGGTTGGAGAAGCCAAAGGTGCATAATCACCAACTTCAGTCATTACGAACGCTGTAGTCGCAACCTTTGTTGAACTATCATTAGCCGATTGAGTAGTAGCAGTAGTTCCATCTGTAAGAGCAGTAATTGCACTCAAGTTTCCTGTAGTTACAACTGTTCCAGTTACGTCAGGAATAGTAATTGTTCTATCTGCCGTTGGATCGGTGATAGCCAATGTGGTTTCAAAATCATTCGCTGTTGCACCTTCAAATATGAAAGGACTAGCGCCTGCGATTGTTCCACTAAATGTGGCAATACCTGAAACTGTTAAAGCAGTTAGTGTTCCAACACTTGTTAGAGAGGATGCGACCACTGCTCCACCTAGAGTGGTGGCATTTAAGACTGAAGCACCTGC